AACCGCCGATAGAAGGACAGATCCGTTTGGAGGTATGACATGGAGTACAGAATAGGAATCGACGAGGAGAAGATAGCAAAGGCCGTTGAGGAAAGGTTGATTGAAGAACTGACCGTGGCGGTAAAGGCAAGCTGGGGTATGGGGTATGCGTTCAGGAAGGACTGCAAGGAAGTCATGCGGGAAATCATACGGGAGAACATAGACGACTTCGCAGAGCGCGCCATTGCCGCCGCCGCAAAGTCAATCGAGAACAGGGCAATAAAGCAGAAGATGAATGAGTTGCTGGGAGGGGACATCACATGATTAACGCGAACGGCGAAACGATTTATACCAACGCTGAACTGGCGTATGAGCTGGGCATCAGTCCTGCGACCGTAAATGCGTGTGCGAAGCGGCTGTATGGTCATGGCGTGATACCGCATTGGACGCTGAATCAGGCAAAGCGCATTTGCGAGTACATCAAGAGCATCAGTATCGAGGAAGACGCGCGCAGGCTGGCAATGCTGCATGAAATGGTAATTGAGGTCATGGGCGACGGCTTCAGTCTGGATGACACCGATACCCGCAAGCGCTGCGACAAGGACATACACAAGGCATAAGGGAGGTCTAACAATGGCGAGCCGGTTGATTGACGCGAACGCGCTGAAAGAAGAAATCGAGTTTCACCCGACAAGCGTTTCGGTGTGTGCGACTGTTGCGGAGGCCAAAGGGCAAACGGATTTCAAGAACCGCTGCCTTGATGATATCGACAACGCGCCCACCATCGACGCTATCCCAGTAGCGTGGGTGGAAGAACAGCGCGACAGGATAAGGAATATACCACGGCGGGGGAAGGGAATTGCGAGAATAATTGATTGGTTGTTGGCAATGTGACGTAAGGAACAGGAGGCGAAAAAATGAGCATGAGTAAATGGGCGAAGCGTGAGGTCGAAATTGCTTGCAAACGAGAAGCGCCCGAAAGAAAAGATGACGAATGGGATTATGGTTGCGCCTGTTATGAAAGTGCGTTGAAAGCGTATCTTTCACTAATAGAGGACAATCATAGCGGTATGTCGTTCAGTTTTACACGGGGCATTTTAAAACGCCTGTTGGAAAGCAAGCCTTTAACACCGATTGAAGATGTGTCGGATGTGTGGAAAGAATCACTCGGCTGGGCTGATGGTGGTAAACATTATAAGTGCAACCGCATGACAAGCCTGTTTAAAGACATTGACGAAAAAGGCAACGTCACTTATCACGATATAGGGCGTTATTACTGCCAAGACGCAGAAAGCGGCATGACATATACATGCGGCCTTGAAAGTAGGATACTGGACGAACTGCATCCTATCACAATGCCGTATTACCCACCTATTGGTCATTGGGTGTTTACGACGCGGGAATGTCTAAGCAACGCGAGAAATGGGGACTTCGACACAAAGGCGATTATAACCTTGAAAGCGCCTGACGGAACAGTGGAAAGAATAGACCGTTTTTACGCAGAAGATGGGAATGGTTGGCGGGAAATCGGTTTTCAAGAATGGTCTGAACGTGAGGAGGCAGACAGACATAGGCGAGAACAGGAGGGGAGATAGTGGCTGAATTAGACAGAAACGGGGTGATTTACATTCGTGAACATCCAACAGCTTATGACTTGAAACATATTGGGGATAAAACCGGGCAATTAACGGCGATTTAGCCAGTGACAGGACAAGGCCCGACCGCATGGTAAGGTGGTCGTTAAACTGGCAAAGATTCCGTATGATTGAGCCGAAGGAGGTATAGCATTATGTGGGAAGACCAGTATCAAGTTTACCGCCGACACGGTGACGGCGAGTATGATTTGCGTGCAAGCGACATGACGATTGATGATGCGGTTCTTTTTGTGCAAGCCTATTTTCAGAGTGCATTCAACGATCAAGACCTGCGTTTTGAGATTCGGCGGCAACCGATTGAGCCGAAGGAGGGATAACTGTGTCGCTTGACAAGGCCATCGAGCATGGCAAGGAAATGCGAAAGCCGTACAGAGGGTCGAAAGCATTTGATTACACTTGCCGAAACCACGGAACGTGTGAGTGGTGCGCGGAGAATAGGTGGCATAAATTCCGCGATAAACACCCACAAGAGGACGAAGATATGCTGAATGAACCGAAGGAGGACTGAGCAATGATTATCGTGTTAACTGACCTCGACAGCAACGAGCCGGTCTACGTCAACTCCAATTACATCGTGGAGTTCCACCGGGATGATGTCACCGGGGGAACGAAGATCCTGATGGGCGTGAACGGCCGCGCAGTGTGCTATGTGAAAGAGCATCCGGGGGACGTGATGAAGATGCTGGAGGGGGTATCGTGATTGAAAGGCTATAAGCTGGCCGTCAATGACGGCAAAGTGAAGTACATATACAGGTCGAAGGACGGCGAGGTCCGCAGCGACACCAAGGCCGAGGCAGCCGAGTGGATGCTGGATCAGGTCAAGCCCGAACCGAGCAAGGAATACCCCGGCTATCCCATCGCCGTGAACATGAACAACAACGAGTATTACTTCGCCGGGACATGGGCGTAGGGAGGTGAGGTCGTGCCAGACGACAAGATGGTGGCTGTGCAGAACCAGCCCAAGAAACGAGGTCGGAAACCCGGAGATGGCAACGGCAAATCTCTGCCCGCGACGCGGATGGGCTTCGGTGAATCTGACCAGGACAAGACGTTGATCCGCAGGCTGATGACCGAAACGCTGGAATCATGGCGCAAGCAGAAGGTCAAGAGCGACGAGGAACTGGCGGCTCGGCTCGACGAGTTCTTCCGTGAGTGCGCCGAGGAGGGGAAGATCCCTACGATGGAGGAAATGGCGCTGGTCACAGGCTATGCGTCAAGAAGCCTGTACGACATCGAAACAGGAGCCAGGAAGGGCTTCAGCCCGGAAACCAAGGACATCATAAAGCGTGCCAAGGAGTTCCTGAAAACGTTTGATGCCAAGCTGGTGCTGACAGGCCAATGCAACCCAATCATATACTTCTTCAGGGCGAAGAACTACTACGGCATGAAGGACCAGACCGACCATGTGATCCACGCCAATACGCAGGACGAGCGCGAGGTCAGCGCGGAGGACATTGCCAAGCGCTATCTCGCTGACCCCAACACAATTGAGCAGACGTTTGAGGACGAGCCGAAGGAGGGTGCGACATGAGCCGAATTGAGGTCGTGTACACCGCCAGCAGGAACATTTATCCGTATCTGCCAGCCAGTTTTATGAGCCTGCTGGATTATAACCCTGATGCCCGCGTCTGGATGCTGATCGAGGACGACGAGCTGCCCTATGAGGTCCCGGAGAACATCGAGGTCGTCAACGTCCGAGGTCAGACGATCTTTGGTACGGGCTGCCCGAACTGGAACACGCCGTTCACCTACATGTCGTTGATCCGCGTGGCCTACTCTAAACTGTTCACAGGTGAGCCGAACGAGTTCGGGGTCAGGACCTTGCCGAAGCTGGACAGGATTCTCCAGCTCGACGTTGACACCATCGTGCAGGATGACCTCACGCCGGTATGGGAAACTGACCTCACCGGCAAATGGTTCGCTATGGTTCCCCAGCGGCCAGCAATCTATCGTCCCTGGGGACCGAGGAAGTATTACAACGCCGGTGTGGCCGTGTTCAACCTCGAACAGATCCGGCTCGACCGAGCTGACGATGAGCTCATCGAGCTCATAAACGAGCTCAAGATGCAGTTCATCGACGAAATGGCATGGAACAAGTTGAACAATGACAACGGCGACAGCAAGGGCGTGGATCTGCATTACCGCTGGAACCAGAACACGGAAGTCCGGCAGACATTGGACGTGGGCGTGATGCACTACGCTGGGACGAAGATCTGGTACAAGGATTTCGACAAGCTATATCGGCCATACTATGTCATGAAGTACGCCATGTACTTTCAGAAGGTGGTGAACAGGCCATGATTAACTGGTGCTTCGACATAAAGGACAACGGCAACGTCGGGTACTACTGCGAGAACGGCGATTATCCTGTAACCGGGGAGATGTCGTTCTATGACGCAAAGCGCCTGCTGCCGCTGAAGGACGTGCGGATCTCTGACAAGCATCCAGGCTATCCTTTGACGATGGACGGCGTGTTCTTCTTTGCCGGATTCGCCGAGAACGTTGCCCTGGAACGGACGCAGAACGGCGCGGAACTTGGCGCAGACGGACTGCCGATCCTGGTATCCGCAGAATAAGGCCGCAGAACACGGCCTATTTCTTTGCAGAAATGCGCAGAAAGCGCAGAAAATCCGCAGAAAGGGGCAGAAAGCGGTCGAAATCGGCCGTCATAACCGGCGACGCAAATCTGGTTTTAAAAACAAGGAAAGTAGTATCGGAAACTATGAATGGCGGCATGACAGCGTAAAAACTCGGAATTGCGTATAAGACATTTAAAGGCGCTATGTAGCGCCTTAATTTTTAGCTTTATATTGTATAGGGTAAAGTATGAAAAACGATTGTAGATGCCTTGTAGACTGTTACAATGCATATGCTGCAATTGAATTGTATTTTGCATGGATGGATTGATTATAGGATATGCTATTATAGGCCCCTGCAAGCCCCTTTTAAGCGCCTGCGCAATATATCATAATGGGATTTATAAGGTAATAAGAAAACCGCCTTAAAAGGCGGTTTAAATGGCTTGTGTACTATCGGTTTAGCTTGCTTTCCAGCTTTGCAATCTGTACTTTTTTGCGGGCGATCTGTTCTGTTAGTCTGTCGATCTTTTTCGCGTTCGCTTCAAAGCGCTTTGCGTTTTTCCTGTCGATACTTTTTTCGCATTCACGATCTAATCTGTCGCGTTCATCTTCGAGGCTGTTTACATGTGCGTATATTGCATCCAATAATTCAAGCTGCGCCTGTGTTTCCCTGGTTTGGTTCGGTTGCGGTTGCTTGCCTGTTTGGGCGATCACGTTGAGGATGACGATTACAACAACAATCGCGGTTATAAACCCGGGCAAGGTCAATCCCCCTTTTCCGCTTTACATTCGATCAAATACTCGGTTCCATTGATATACTCGGTTAACATGCACATACATTATTGTCAAGGATCATCAACGCAAGTGTAATTGTGTCTACTGCGTTGCCGTCATCAATGAAATGATATTCCATGTTATAACCTCCTGTCAATGTATTTTAAAAGCGATTGTATCGCCTGCCTGCGCTTGCCAACAACCTACACCGCGACATGCGCAATTAAAGCAAT